CCATATCACTAAAGTGTTATATACCCCCACCCGCTCCCCTAACACATGAGCAACCCAATAACAGCCGAAAACGACATGAGAAACACCGACAACTGGAATGACATTATCCAACAGGGTTCAATAGGTTACATCGAATTGAATCAACCTATGGCTCAATACTTTGAAGGGCCATCTCCTTGCTTAGAGAGAGTCATCTCACGTAACACCCATTCAGAAAACGCTTACTGCGACGGTGAGAATCCATCTGGCCTCTCAACATTTCACCTTCTATCTCCATACGTACTACGCTACGACATTATGGAAACTATCGAGGGCGACCTTACACCACCTTCTGAAATTGCTAGAAGCAGAAATCTTAGAGCGGTTTTGTACGAGTCCGGTGAGAATACAGGCAACGGTGAGTTCTACCTTGGAATTGCCTTCGTTTCCGAGAGTATGTACCAATCTATCATGCAAGACTGAGGAATCAAATCTGACAGTATATAAAGTGTGCAAAACACCTACGCAACCGCTTTACTTAATACCCATGTTCGACAGCATCTCACTCAATGGCATTACATTCATTCACAGGTGTAACTGGTTCAATCAGAACTTCCGGTACTACAACCGGAGCATTAGTGGGGTATGTGCAGGGAGACTTCACATTGGCCGCTGCTACTGGAAAATATGTTGAACTAGGGTCATCTTATGCAACTGCGAACACAAGAGGACTGAAATCAGCAAGCGGGTCATTATCCGCCGCATGGGGAATAAAATCTTCAGAATTACATGACATGTTAACCAATGACGAAGAGTTTGAGATTAGATTTGCAGCAGCCGGAACACAGGCAGTGGGAACAACATCTGGAACTAAAGTTTTCACATTAAGCAACTGCGTATTTACTGACCTAGCAACAGAAGGTCTTGAAGCAGGTGGCGAAGGTCCATTATTACTCAATGCTTCATTTGAAGCGTTAACTTGGTCGTACACTGCGGCTGACAGTTGAGACGGTGATTAAACATGACATGGATAGATAATATAATTGAACAGGCTTCAGAACCGATAATAGTGGTTGTAAAACATTTGAACATAGGAGTGGATGAGATAAAGTGTCTCCCCCTATCTGTAAAAGAATACAACGGCTTGAAACAGAACCCAGAACTAATAGGACTGAATGAAGAAGACCGAGCAGAAAGACTTGGAATGCTCATGGTTTTTGAAATGATGCTAAAGTGCGACAAAGAACTCACATGGGATAGTTTTCAAAGGATGCCCTTAACAACCATAGGACAACTAACAACTGCAATAATGGGAGCAGTTAACGTCCCTTTAGAATAATCGAAGAGTATGCCGAGTCTGATGAAGGTCAATTCCTCTTCGCCCTCTTAGCACATCTCGGCATGAGTATAATAGAGTGGAAAGAATTAGACCCTAGAGAGGCTCATTTCCTTATAACCGCCTTCTCTGTAAAGAACCGTAAGGAGTCTGAACATAACCGTAAGGCTAGTCAAAGGGCTAGAGCGAATAGAATGGTGGGAAGATAATGGCAGAAGTAACAACCATTATGACAAGGGTTACGGCTGATACCACATCCTTTCGTAAGAACATGTCTGCTGTAGGTAGGTCTCTACTAGCAGCAGGTGGAAAAGTATCTCGTTTGGGTACGGTGATGAATGCTAATTTCAAAGCAATCGCTCTTTCAGCCAGTGCCGTCGGTGCATCTCTGACAGCAGGGTTTCTCAAACAATCTTCTGAACTATTCATTGAGTTTAACGATACGCTAGTCCGTACACAAGCGGTTATGCAATCGACAGGCGAAGAAGCCATGACGCTTGAGAATACAATCAGAGACATAGGTAAGTCAACAAGATTTACTGCGTCTCAAGCAGCACAGGCAGCCGAGGTTCTGGCTATTGCAGGTGTTTCATTTAATGAGATGGTTGATGATGAAGTTATTGACAAGTTAGTGAAGTTCGCTATCGCAGGTGGTACTGATATTCAGACTGCTACTACAATTGGTGTAGCGTCGGTTAAGGCGTTCCGTATGGAGATGGGACAATTGAACGAAGCAACTGACGTTCTTGTTAAGACATTTACAAGTGCAAACGTGGATGTAGTCGGTCTTGGAGAAGCAATGAAGTTCGTTGCTCCTGTTGCAGCAGCGGCAGGTATTGGAATTGAAGAAACAGCAGCGGCTATCGGTGCGTTAGGTAATGCAGGTCTACGTGGTACAGTGGCAGGTACAGGTCTGCGTATGTCCATCAATAAATTATTGAAACCAACTTTCGATGCTAGAAAAGTTATCAATGACTTGAACTTAGAAGTATTCGTTTTATCTGATGCAGGTAAGACTGCAAATGCATCATTGAAAGCCACTATGAACCAAATGGATGTAACAGCACGTATTACATCCCGTCTAACTATGGAAGTCAATAACTTACAAGGCGAGTTAGATGATTTGGCTATGGCTGAGAGAAAGAATCAACTCTCCATCTCAGAGATTAGATTTAGAGCGGCGCAACAACAAAGAGAGTTGAATCAATCTGAAATAGACCAAATCCGAAGGTTAGAAATGGCTAATGAAGAACTTAGTATAACATCTCAAAAGAGAACAATAGAGTTGATGGAAACATCCGATGCTATGAAGAAAGCCGAAGAAAGACAATCATCATTGAAGAAACGGTCTGATGAACTAATCAAAACAGTTGAGATGCAAACTATGGGTCTGACTTCATTGACGGACTTACTTCATCAGATGCGTGATGGTAATATTACTGCGGCTCAAGCACTGGAGATATTCGGTGTTCGTGGTGGTACGGCTGTTCTTTCATTGATGTCTCAAGTAGATGCTTTCGATGAACTTGTAGCAGCAAACAGAACTGCGGCAGGTACAACAGAACAATTCTCTACCACACTACAACAATCATCTTTTGAAGCATTGCGTGTTTTCAAATCACAGATTGAAGAAGCGTCAATTACTCTCGGTGTTCATTTCGTCCGGGCTTTATTCGATGTCGAATATCAAGGACAGAAAACTACGGGTGTCCTTAGCGACTTCGGTAAGACGTTGAACGAACCGGGTGGTGTAGTTGAACAATTGACACCGCAGATAATTGCATTAGCAAATACTCTGAAAACAAATCTACCTGCTGCAATCGACGTTTTAGTCGCTACTGTACCTTTGTTCGTAGAAGTCTTGTCGGCAATAGCAAGAATACTACCTGCACTAGCATTGTTGGGTCGAATATTAACGGCTATTGTGACTCCATTAGTAAGACTGTTTGGTATGTTCATGGATGTGGTTGATGCGGTTCTTACATTCGACGGTTCACTAAAGGGGTTAGTGAAAATATTTAGTACACTTATTACTTTCGTATTGGAAGCAATAGTTATATTCTCTGGGGTTGGATGGGTCTTGAGGTCTCTCGGCGTTTTCTTTGAAGGAACTAATGAAAAAGCGTCTAAGTTTTTCCACACTCTAGCCGACTTTGCAGGGTTGGCAAAGGGTGGAGCAAAACTATTCATGATGTTGGGTAAAAGGTTGCCCGGTCTAGGACGTTTGTTCAAAGGTGCAAGTAGTGGAGCAGGTTCTTTCTTGAAGAGTCTTAAAATCTTAAAAGGCCCAATCAACACTATATCGAAGTTGGTTGCTAAATTGAAAAACTTACTCCAACAACTTGGCGGAGTCTTGAAGAATAATCGTTTTACAAAGTTCTTCGGCAAGGTGAGAAGTGCATTAACTGACAGTCGTTCTTCTGCTCAAATAGCAAATAGTGTTGAAAAAACCAATCGAAGAAACTTAGCACATGCTATGGGGAATCAAGGCATGGGTGGAACAAAAGGATTGACACCCGACCAAGTGAACGCAGGGCTACGGGCTAGAGGTATTCCAGTAAAGGATATGCCTCTCTTCGCCGCAGGTGGTATTGTGTCAAAACCAACAATAGGTATGATAGGTGAAGGTGGAGATAGTGAAGCAGTTATTCCTTTGACAAATAGTAAACTAAAACAAATTGGAGTAGGTATCGCTGATGCAAGTGGTGGCATGGGTACTAACATCTCTATTGGCGATATTGTGATTAACGGTGATGGGTTGAACAAGCATGAGATACAGGCTATGATTGAACGTGAACTACCAAAAATCATCAACCGTTCAATGAGACGGGGAGCACAGGGGGTTATCTGATGGCACGTTCAACACAGAATATTGACAAGCCTTTCTCTCGTATCAAGAACGGGCTTGCCGAACTTCAACCTATGTGGCCCGCATACGTAAAAGGCGACGGTGGGTTAACCGTTGACCCTCAGATATTCCGCTCAAACTTCGGACCTACAACACCGTCTCTAAGCGGCCTCGTAGATGACGTTGCCAATACACCCGGTATTCGAGTTGAAGCAATCAATGATAATGGAACAGATGCAGGGACGGAAACCGACCCCGCAGGGATAGAGCCAACTCTTACTATCTCTGGCTCTGGTGGCTTCAAGCCAATCTGTACGCTTACTCATGCTGATTCTACTAAGACATCAGTCTTTCTCATTGCTCCAACATCTGCACCCACTGATTCATTTGGTTTGTATGATAATGACTATACTGCTGAGAAGAGAACAAGCCCAATGCAGGGTGAGGTTGGTGTAGGCACTGAGCATACAAGAAGTAACGGTCCATATCCAGTCTTTATGACAATTCAAGAACTCACCGAGTTTATTGATGACTACCGTCATATCGGTCAACTCAATGCAAGTAAGCCTTCATTCTTACCACATGGGGTCGAAGGTAGAGACAGTCATGTAAGTGCGACAAGTGCTAACCCTGTACATGGGGCTGACCCTCGTATTGAATGGATGGTAGATACCAACAGTGAGTCTGCATTCGGCCATGCTGACATACCTGCAACTTCTCCTTACAGAGCAACTGTTTTCCATCCAATGTTGCTTGACGTTAATCAGTTTCATAAAGACATATCCGGTGCTACAATAAAAGTATCAAGTGGTATAAGAAATGGGTCAACATCAGCACAGTATTTTCCTAATGGAATTACTAGATATGACTCTGACCCAAGCGGTCTTGATTCTTCAACAATAAAATACAAAGTATTCGGTAAGTCTGGAGACCACTTGACGGGTCTCCTTCATGCTAACCTTCATGCTAATTTACCGAACAGTAATTATTTTCAATCATTTGATTCAACAGCAGTGCCTTCACCAAAATATAGAATGAAAATGGCACTGGCTTGCTTTCTCAAAGACGGCACTTACTCATTGAATGATGGTGTAATTGTTCCTTATGTCTACGACCAAACAAGACATATCGGCGGCACAGTGACAAGTACGCTCTATTCTATATGGGATGGATTACACGGCTACGGCAGTGAGGATGATGCTACTTACTATTCAAATGATTACCTTGAGACAAATGATTGCTCGGCTCAGATATTCCCATTCTTTGACTTCACTCAAGGACCACTTGCCCCCTCTGCTCAAGGCAACAACTGGACCAACGAACAGATGACTGCTAGGCATACAACCACTACAAATGCAAATGGTGTGTTGAACACAATTATTGCTCCACCGCCTCATAGAATGGCAATCTTAGGAATGAAGAAAACGGGGTCGTTAATCACCGTGTTTTGCGACCACATGGACACCACTGAAGATACTGCTCTACCTGCGGGGACACCTATTTATTTAGAAAATAATAACGCAAATAATTTTGGAACTACTAACAAAGCAACATTCCCAACCGCAGAAAGAAAACTATGGCCCGATAGATGGGGCTTGAGAGGTAATCAAGATGGTTCAGATACTTATGAGGATTCAGACGACTCCACTGATGTAGGACGCTCCTACAACGGTTGGTGGATAACTAACGCTGATGCTACAATAACTACGGGCAATTCAGACGCGGATTGGCAAGCCGCCGATGCTCCGGCAGGTATGTATGATAAGTCGGGTCAAACAATAGCAAATGGTTATGGCGGGACAACTCGTTCTTTTGTTGCGTTTACATTCAAGACTGCATTGTTTGAAACAGGAACGGATTTGAATGAAGTTATCTTATTCAATAGAGGTGATGCTTACCTAAGAAGGGGCATGGTGGGTGGTTCAGAACAGAAATACTTTCACACTCCCGATGCAGATGACAATGCAACAGCAGGGAATATCTTTGGAATTGAGAAGAGAGATGCTAACGCCGAAGGAAGTCCTTCGCATTCAGAACTTGGAACAGGATTTCAAATTGGTGTTTCACAAATGGACAGCAATGTTCCGGCAAGGAGTTCCGTAGATGCAACTTACCCCGGTAGACCAACAATCGGTGAGAGAAGTTTACCCTCAGTTGATGGAAAACATAGAGATGGAAAAGTTGTGTTACGTTCAATTGGTATAGTCACTAAAGATGTCGATGGTAAGATATTATCTGCTCCGAATACATACAATGAAGGTGATGGTGCTTTACGTATTCCGTCTCCATTGGGGTATGATTTATCGGATAGATACATTACTGTAAGCGGCAACTATAATGATAGATTGAGAGCCGATAGTGGTTTTCCTAGACTGAATGGTGAGTATGGTCATGACAAGTGGTTGTTCCGAGGTGTAAGTACACCATTCTGGTCTTATACTGATACTAACACTGGCCGTCGAGCATGGGATTACATTAAGCCAGTGGGAACTGCTCTTACTACAAGTGGAACTTGGACGTATGGTAGAAATCGTCCTTGGCCCGGACACGAAAGACTTGGTACTCGATTATCTATGAGTCCTACGTTGCTACGTAGCACTGACCATTCTGCAACTTGGACAGAGAGTGTGTCGGGAGATGTCGTCTCGGCTAGAAGTTCAACTACTAAGTATGGACTTTCAGAGATGGCCGCATCTCCGGTTTATCTTGACGCTGAGATTACTGCGTTCTTCCCCGCTAGACCAAATAGAATGATTATGGTTGAGTTTGATGGTAATGAAGAACACCCAGTATTCGGCAGACATTCTATGGTTATGGACACCCCTGCTCATAATTATGGTATGGGGTTAGAGCCTATTTGGGACGGGAATATTGACGGTATATCTCAATTGACTGACCCAACATCAGTGAGTGGAACTGCATTGACTATCCCAACTAACAGTGATAAGAGATTCTACACTAGGTTAACAGCCGCCCAACATAATGGTGAGAATGCCGGTCCTTTCCGTAGTGGTTATTTTGATTCAGACGATGTAGCGGTGACTGCCGGAACAGTGAAAACTGTACCCGGC